GGCGAGACCAATCGTCAAGCAGACTCCGTCGCTGTCATTCGCACAATCTGGTGGGTTACTCATATGGCAACTTGCTGGTTCATTATCTTAAATGCTATTGCTAACCATGGTTGGGGTTTGATCGGACTGTGATTACATCATACTATCCGTTAAAGTATGGTATCGGATACTGGGTAATAGATGACCTAGACAGTATCTTTGATTTTGATTCGTTAATGAAAGAGATTGATGATTGTGAATTTTTAGACAATCGTGCTAATGTGTTTAATCCTTTCAGGAACAAATTTATTGATTCCTTGAATGGATCCTTGTTAATACAAGATTTCATTCGCAAATTCCATAAAGAACATATCTCCCCCGAGACCACTCCTTCTTTCGATGAGTTCAGCTGTTGGACTAATCATTATACCAAGAAGCGCGATAAGATGTTTAGTGAAATCGGATTACTACCACACATAGATCACTTGGACGATTTTAAACAAAATAGCATAGCATGTAATCTTTGGATTACAGAAGATGTAGAAGGAAGTGGTACAAATCTATACAAGTACCATGGGGAAATGAGAGATGGTATGTACGATTTCTCCTATGATAGGAACCATCCTCTATTCGATACTTACAAGAAGTTGCGAGCATTGCCGCCCAAAACAGAATATATAAATTATGATTGGGAACTTTGGGGATTCGAGTTACTTGGTATGGCGCCATCAAAATATAAGACGATGACAATATACAAAAGTCTGGTTCCTCACAATGCATACATTCCATATGAAGTGCAAATAAGAAACAGTTGTTCTTTCTTTTACGAAACCGATGCTTGATAATCTAACTGAAAAGTTTTTTCCTGGTCGAAATAGTAAGAAAAAGGATATCCCAATCAAGGACTACCATATTCCTCGTCGCGACGAATATGGTCAATGGTGGTATGGTTACGAGAAGGTGCGTTTGGTAAGGCACCCAGAATGGTCAAAAGATTTTTATGAGTATAAGCAAAGAGGAACTGATTCGGTGGGGTAAGATTACCTTGATCACCCCGATAGCACTGATTTGGGATAGCACTTTTTGGTGCATCACTAAACTCTACAAAGGTGCTAGTTGGGTTGATCTGGTAATAGGTGAGAAAGTTGATAAGTTTGTCAATGAGTAATAAAAAGGGGAGCGTTGCGCTCCCCCTGTTACCTAATTATCTAGGATTACAAAAGCCACAGCAAGAGCAGCATTACGCCACCCCCGATAGCAAGTGAAGGGAGGTGAAGTTTACCAACAACTGGTAGATGCATTTCCATACTGTTTCTCCTTTTGTTAAGACCGGATGGTCGATATTATTTAGTCCCGAGACGACTCTAAACTCGCTCTGGTCGGTACGCACCGTCACCTGAGTAAGTGGGAAAACTGCTCGCTTCAAGGAATTATATGACCGTCGCATTGATTGTACCATACTATGAAGATCCTGATAGACTTGAAGGGATTTTATATAATGATTGTACATTCAAATATTTTGATCGAGTTATAATCGTTGACGACGCTTCCCCCAACCATCCAGCAAAACCAATTGTGGATGAACACCTTGAAGAATGTTGCTGCAACAAAAAGAAACTCTCACTGTATCGAATAAAAATTGACTATGGGTTCAATGCTCATGGTGCTAGAAATCTTGGTGCTTGCATCGCTAGTAATTGTGAATGGTTACTTTTTATGGATGTTGACCAAGAACTAACTGTTGAATTTTGTGAATCTTTATTAGAAGAAATGCAAAATTGTAATCAGCGAGAGTTCGTACTTTGCAATTTGTTTGGAGAGGACCCAGGAAATATCTTCGCCTGTCGCCGAAGTCAATTTTTTGAAGCAGGTGGATATGATGAAGAACTTCGAGGATATCATATGGGTGATAAAATTTTTAGAGAAAGACTTGATTTTTTACATAAACCCAAACTTATGACTACAAAATTGCTAACCAATCGTATGGGCAGAAAGGTATTGGTGGATGATAATGTTACTGGCACCATCTATCCCAACGACCAAACAGTAATTCAAAGAGGACAGCATCACATAGAACCAATAATAACAATGATTAATGAAAGAAACAAGGATCCTAAGTCCTGGGAAAATATACCGAAAATTTCGTTTGACTGGGAACGAGAAATTTAGTATAATTGTTTAATGATATATTATGGAGAGTTTTTATGATTGAGTCACTCTGGGTAGAAAAATACAGACCAAAGACTGTTGAGGAATGTATCCTCCCCAAACATTTGAAAGATCAGTTTAGGGATATAGTCGCCACTGGTGAAATTCCTAACATGTTATTTTCTGGTACTGCTGGTCTAGGCAAGACGACTGTTGCTCGCGCCATTTGTAACGAACTTGATCTTGACTATATTCTGATCAACGCGTCTGAGTCGGGTAACATTGACACCCTTCGTGGCAAAATCAAACAGTTCGCTTCTTCAGTATCTTTTCATGGTGGATACAAAGTTGTTATCCTAGACGAAGCAGATTATCTTAACGCACAGTCTACTCAACCTGCTCTCCGTGGGTTCATTGAAGAGTTTAGTGCTAACTGTCGATTCATCCTGACCTGTAACTTCAAGAACAAGATTATTGAACCACTCCATTCTCGTTGCGGTGTGATTGAGTTCAACACTAGCAAGAAGGACATGGCAAAACTCTGCGAAGAATTTATGAAGAGAATATCTTTCATAATGGAGCAAGAGAATATTAAAGTTTCTAATCAGAAAGTTCTTGCTGAGTTGATCATGCGTCATGCTCCAGACTGGCGTCGAGTTCTTAACGAACTTCAGCGTCACTCTCGTGGCGGCGAACTCCAACTTGATGTATTGAGTAAGTCTAACAGCGAGAGTATCTCAGAGTTATTTTCTTTTGTAAAGGCAAAAGACTTTAAGAACATGAGAGTTTGGGTAGCGAATAATATGGATGTTGAATCTGCTGCAATCTTTCGCGGTATTTATGACGCGATGACTCAGTATGTTACACCGAACAGTATCCCTCAGTTGGTTCTAATCCTTGCGGATTATCAATACAAGGCAGCGTTTGTTGCTGACGCAGAACTAAATATGGTTGCTTGTCTAACGGAGATAATGGCAAATGTCGAGTTTAATTGATTACGATTTGACCGATAGTGATATTGAAATTATCCGCACTAAAGTTGACGATTTGGCCAATGATGTACAAAAACTTGTGATCGATCGCTTAATGCGCGATTTCTCGTATGATGAATTATCTAAAGTTGAAGATATGTACGGTAATCATTTTACTTACCGCATGTTACCTGATGTTCAGTGGGTGCTCTCACAACCGTATCTAGAAGACACTATACATTAATGAACAAATATATGATCATACCGCTGATTTTTCTACTCACTGCTTGTGGTGGAGGCGGTTCAACAGAACCAGAAACTCCAGTGGTAATTACCCCACCACCCAATCACCCAGCGCAAGGCACTATATTATCTGAATCCTGTGATGGATACACTCTTATTCAAGAAATCGCTGATGGTAATGGCGGTTCAACTCAAGAAGAAACTCCAAACTCAGAAGAATGTGGATATGAACCACCCCCAGTGTTTGGTACTCCCATTGGTGAATCTTATTGCGGAAGAAGTTTAGCAGAGGATAGATTTCTACAATTACTTGAATCAGTTTCACATGCTCTCGGCGACGATAGATACCAAGATTATGCTGATGGCGAAGGTGGAGTTTATACCGAACGTACTGTACACCTTGATCAATCCTGCTTTGTGCAAATGGATAAACCAGCTGATTGCCCAACGGATGCAACTGACACTGGTGATTCTCGTTATGGATATATGACATGTGATGGAATAAAACAGAAATCGGAAGTAGATTTCCCATACGAGGAGTGGTGGGATAGTGAGGATAATCAGCAAACCGCTGTGATTGATATGTTATTTGTCGTCGACACTAATCTGTCCGAAGAAGAACGTGATGGTATGACTGTAGAAGAATTTGTGGACAGACAAATATTTGAAGCGAATCACATGTACGATATTTCAAAAACAGGTGTCAGAATAAGACGTGCTGGTATCAAAATGGTAGATGTCGCCTCTGGTGACTTGTACCGACAGTATGCCGCATTCTTCAATGGTCGTTACGAGTTCGCTGAGATTGATAATTGGCAACGTGAAGCAGAGGCAGACTTGGTATTTCTTTTCAAAAGTAGACCAGAAGAACCGATTGCCTGTGGTGTTGCTAACTTAGATGCTACTCGCGGAATAGATAAAACCAGAGGCATTATACAATGTTATCATAATAGTGTTTTTCAAGAAGCGGAAAATACACGGTACTATCAAAGAGCGCATGAAACGTTCGCACACGAGCTCGGGCATCTATTGGGCGCACAACATGAATATAATGATGTGTCAAATAGTTGGGGACTCTTTGAATTTTCTTATGGTTACAACTTACCAGGATACAACCCACAAGCAGATAATCCTGACTACGAGGGTATCTATGGTGGGTTTGGTACAATCATGACTTATGCCGATTTGCCGACTGGTAGATTTTCAGACCGCAGTCTTACTTGTTACTTCCCAGATGAGGCAGGTGAATACGCAGGACAAACAGTACAGTTTGGCACTGAAGGTGGATGCTTTTGCCTAGATCCAATCGAAGATCAACCACCCCCCACTGACAACGTAGATAATTTGCGCAGAACTCGATATATAATGAGTCAACTGCATGAAATGGAACACTCCGCTCAGTTCTCCCCATACAATATGTCCAACTTTAAGATGGATGGATTAACTCTAGAGGAAGAACCAGAAATTTGTTTATTCTGAGATTATATTATGAACCCATTTGACGTTTTAAATAGTGTGAACCATAACAAGAAAGATTTGCTTGACGCCGAAAACGAAAGTAAGTATCCTGCTTTTATGGTTAATCGTGGTTTATCATATTTTAATGACACGGTTCTGCTCGCTAACGAGATGAATAGAAATCATCATCTAGATGCTCGCTTGCAATTTGACTTTCTTCGCATTGCCATAAGACCAAGGAAGCGATTTAGTAAGTGGGCGAAAAAGGAAAAAATTAAAGCGATTGATCTAATCAAAGAGGTTTATGGTTACAGCACTCCTAAAGCAGAGGCAGTACTTGATTTGTTTACCGATAAAGACCTTGAGGTTCTAGCAAGTAGAATCTTCAAAGGAGGCAAAAACGCTAAATAGTCCTAAGCAGTTTTCTGTGATATAATAACTAAAAATTTAGATATGGGACTAGTGTATGGAATCGGTAGTATCATGGACACCAGCGGATATGTTAGAGATCACGCTGAATGAACCAGACGATTTTTTAAAAGTGCGAGAAACCTTGACGCGAATAGGAATTGCTTCTCGCAAAGAGAAAAAGTTATTTCAATCATGTCATATCCTACACAAGCAGGGTAGGTATTTCATTGTTCATTTTAAAGAATTATTTTTATTGGATGGTAAGAAAGCAACTTTAGAAGAGGCAGATGTTGCAAGAAGGAATACCATTGCCACTTTGTTAAGTGATTGGGGTTTAGTAAACATTATCAATTCTTCTAAAACTACAGATAAGGCACCTCTTCGCCAAATCAAAATAGTTTCTTTTCGAGAGAAGGACGAATGGGATCTTTGCCCAAAATATAATATAGGAGTGAAGCACTAACCTTACTTTATGATTGACGCCTTTATAATATGTGATTTTAATAATCCGCTTTCAATGCGGTATCT